ATGATTGACTTAAAAGAAGAATACTATTTTGAGTACATGGAGGAGCTGTCTTATAAACGCTATCAGCAAACGTTAAGAAGATACCCAGATTGTCGTGACCCAGATCATCCTGAATGTGAATTATGCAGAGAGGAAGAAAATGAAGAAGATTAAAGACAAAACTAAAGAACAGCTCCATGAAGAAATCATGCAATTGTTTCTAGGCCAAGAAATGTGGACAACTTTGGAAGCCTTAATAGAAACCACAGTTGGTGTTGCTGAACAAATGGAACTTGATAGATTTGACCTTATGCGTTTAATCATATTGGAATTAGAACTTTACAAAGAAATGGAAAATGACAAATGAAAGCATTTCCACATACTTATGACCAAATTATTGATGGTCATGTTGCTACTTGTACCAATTATGGAATGGATTTGAGAGATTGGTTTGCTGGTCTTGCTATGCAGTCAATGAATAGCCGTCCTGATTATGAAGATGTGCCAGCAAGTGTTATTGCATTAGATTCATACACATTGGCAGATGAAATGATGAAAGCGAGAGAAAAATGATTGAACAAAGAACAGAAGCATGGCATTTGCAGCGTCTTGGTAAGGTAACTGCCAGTCGAGTTGCTGACGTCATAGCCAAAACTAAATCAGGCCCAAGTGCTAGTCGAGAGAACTATGCAACCCAATTGGTGCTTGAAAGGCTCACAAACAGCGTAGGAGAGGCTTTTTCAAGCCCTGCTATGCAATGGGGTACAGACCAAGAGCCAAACGCTAGAAACGCTTATGAGCTGAAGATGAGCACATTTGTTAAGGAAGTTGGGTTTATTGACCATCCAACCATTGACATGAGTGGTGCAAGCCCTGATGGTTTTGTGGGTGAAGATGGCTTGGTAGAAATTAAGTGCCCTAACTCATCAACACACATTGACACCTTGGTAAGCCAAAAAGTACCTGCCAAATACTTGCCCCAAATGCAATGGCAAATGGCTTGTACTGGCAGAAAGTGGTGTGACTTTATCAGTTACGACCCAAGAATGCCTGAAAACCTTCAGTTATTTGTTAAGCGTATTGAGTTTGAGGCACAGTACGTCAAGATGTTAGAGCTAGAAATCACAGAGTTTTTAGAAGAAGTTAATCAAAAAGTAATCACATTAAGGAATTTAAAATGAAAAAAGACATTAAAGTAAAAATGCGTACATACGTTGACAAAAATGGTGAAACCAAAAATTACTGGTTGAAAATTGGTACTTTGGTGCAAACAGACAAAGGTGAATCAATAAATATTGAATGTTTCCCAGTAATTGAAGGTGGTTGGAATGGTTGGGCATCTGTTTTTGAAGCAAAAGAAGAATTTGCCCCTAAACCTCAATATCAGGCTAGGCCAAATTTAAGGCAAGAGCCAAGACTTAGCTTAACAGACGAAGATATTCTTTTTTGAGGAAATAACATGACTAAAAATGAGCCTGTTGCATGGATGACAGAAAATAAATATTTAATTACTAAAGATGAAAATCTTGCTAAAAAAATTAAAGAAAAAGGCGATGAACTTATTATTCCACTTTACATCACACCACAACGCACATGGGTGTGTCTGACAGATGCTGAAGTCTTTGAGCTTTTTGGACGTTTTACAACGATGACTGGAAAAAGCTGGCTTGATTTGTATCGAATGGCAGAAACTAAACTAAAGGACAAAAACAATGCCACTTAAACCACATCCAACAGATTCCCACAAGATGGTTTACGAATCTCGTAAATATAAATTGCCAAAACGTGAATGGGTAGGGCTGACTAAAGAAGAAATAAACGAAGGTTTACTGCGATCTTTTTATGTTTTGGAGAAAGCTAGAGCGTGGCGTGAAGGTGTTGAGTGGGCAATGCAACAATTAAAGGATAAAAATAATGTTTAATGATCTAGAAAGCCATTACCAAGTTCAAGAATCAAAGATCATCAATCATCCTGCATATTGGGAACCTGTATTGATGACAAGATATGGATGGGCTAAACGAGGGCATGAAACGAATTGGTACGAAACAAAGATTGAACCAATTAAAACAGAGGAGAAAAACATATGAGCGATTTATTTAACATGATGAACTTACCTAGTTTTGGCACTTTGCCCAAGTTCTTGGCAAGAAAAGAAGCCCCAGAAACGTCCAAAGAGGCAGCAGAGAAGGTAGATACCCAAACCCTTGAAAGAATCGTTTATGAGGTCATTAGAAGCCATCCTGAGGGGTGTATATCAGATCAAGTGCTTGCCCAACTCCATAACCTGCCTTATGGGTCAGTTACAGCTCGATATGCTGCCTTAAAACGCAAAAAGTTAATCTACACAACTGACGAAAAAAGGGATGGTAGAGCTGGTAAGCCTCAGTATGTGATGAGGGCTGCTTAAAAAAGTAGTTGACAAATCTAAATTGTGATATAGTGTAATGGCTACAAAAAGTAGTGTTTTTTGCAAAGAAACAAAGGATTTATCATGGGTTATCCAAAAATGGAAAAGATGCCTAAAGGTGTAATGTCTTCTGATATGACAGGTGACAAAAAAGTAAAAGTGCCTAAAGAAGACAAAGAAGTGTTTAAAACAGGTATGACTAGTGAGAGAGTGCCAAAGGGTGCTTTATCTTCAGACACATCTGGTGAAAGAAAAAGACCCATCATGGGTGGTGTTGGCATGGGTAAGGCTGATGGTATTGGCGAGCGTGACGCTGGTCATATGGGCCATCACGATGGACGTTTGGGTGAAATGAACACAGGCTCAAGAGAGCACGTTGTTTACGAGCACAAGCGTTACGACCACGACCAAGATGGTATGTAAAGCGAAACCCATCTAAGTGAGCATACCTAGATGGGCTTCTAACCAAGAAAGTAAGAGGGTACTTTAATGGCTGGAAATGATTGTATGTCATGCAGGCATTTTCATGGCAAGGATTTGGGAGTTTGTAGGAGATACCCTACTTACCAAATGAGGCATGAGAATGAGGTCTGTGGAGAATTTGCAGAGAAAGCAGTTGCCAAGCCTTTACCTGATTCTGATGAGTCAGGTGTTTTTTCGCACATGGAAAGGCAGCTCTTAGAATTACCAGTTCTTGAAGACCTCCCAAAACGCAGAGGGAGGCCAAAGAAATGAAACCATTAAGAGACAAGATATTTGTCAGACCTGAATCAAGATTTCAGAGTTCGTTATACATTCAAAGTGCAGAAGTAGACACTTGTGGATACATTGTTGCAGTAGGTGATGAGGCCAAAGAAGAAGGCCTTAACATTGGTGACAAGGTTTACTTTGGGACATTAGCCAAAGACTACAAAGACGAGTATTTAAAATACCAAGAATTCAAGGACAATGACCAAAGATTATTGGTTATGTCATGGCAAGACGTGTGTTTTGTGGAGGAAATAGAATGAAAGCTGGACTTTACGAAAATATTCACAAAAAACAAGAACGCATAAAAAGAGAAAAGGCAGAAGGAAAGCCTGTAGAAAAGATGCGTAAGGTAGGCTCTAAGGGTGCTCCAACTGCAGAAGCATTTAAACAATCAGCTAAGACTGCCAAAAAATGAAAAAGCACGACAAACCCATAGAACACAAGACAACTGGTAAGGGCAAGACTTACAACCCTACAGAAAAAGGTGCAGGAATGACTGCAAAGGGTCGTGCTGAATACAATGCAAAGAATGGTAGCCATTTAAAAGCACCAGCTCCTAATCCAAAGACAAAGAAGGATGAGGGAAGAAAGGCAAGTTTCTGTGCCCGCATGGAAGGGGTTGTCAAAAACGCTAAAGGCCCTGCAGAAAGGGCTAAAGCATCACTAAAGAACTGGAACTGTTAATCATGCCACTAATCAAAGGTAAATCTGAGAAGACTCAAAAGAAAAACATCGAAACTGAAGTAAAAGCTGGTAAGCCAGTTAAGCAAGCAGTTGCTATTAGCTACGCAGTAAAGCGTGAAGCTGAAAAGAAATCAATGAAAAAAGGAAAATAAATGTTTAACTTCACACACTCAACTCAAGAACTTAACTTGGTTATCCAGTCTTTAGAGCACAAGATCAGAGACATGACTGAACTGCTTAACAAAATGGTAGCCCAAGCACAAGCTCAATCTCAACTTCAAGCTCAAGCACCAAAACCTGAAGAAACTAAAACGGAATAGCAATAATGCCAACAGTAACAAGTGCAAATAAGGCAGAATTTGACAAAGCTGAAATGCTCAAACGTGGTTTATTGAAAGAAGACAATAGCCATCAAGAGATATTGCACAGAATGTCAAAGAATTTGCCTGAAGACGTAGAAAGCGCTGCTTTTGGGCATGAAGGTTATATATATCACACTCCATTAAGGCCAATCGAAAACTCACAACAATCCATGCTAGGTGCAAAAATAACACCTATACATGAAAGAGCATTTGTATCTGATAAGCCAATTGAATCACACAAAATCAACAAAATTGAAGCTAGACCCATTTCACATGAAGCTATAAAGCATTTTGCAAAAGAATTGGCAGATAAGGGTGTTGAAGGTTTAATGCACAAAAGCAATCAAAAGTTTTCATTTATACATGAAAGCCCAAAAGAAAAAGGTAAACATCAAGCAACCGAATATGATAAATCAGGAGCAATTGGAGATATGCAACGTAAAGACAAAGCCGAGGCTATTCATACTTTGTTAGATAAAGGTTATACAAAGATTTTGCCAAAAGAAAGAATTAGCCATTTAATCCAAAAAGCAATGTTGAAATGAATAAAGAAGAAATTATAGATATAGCTAGACAGGCTGGTGCTATGGCTGGTCATGTGGCATGGGAGGAAAGAGATTTATTTCCTGTGTTTGAACGTTTTGCTATGTTGATAGCAAGAAATGAGCGTAAAGATATTTGGGACATGATAAAAAAATATGGAGATGGTTTACCAAGCAATGATATAAAAGTTACTTGTATGTATTTTTGCGATCATATCAATGAAAGAAATTTTAAATGACTAAAGAAATAAAGTCATTTGGTAGACCAACTCTTTATGATTCTGCATATTGCGATCAAGTCAGGGAATTGGGCGCATTGGGCAAAAGTATAGAACAAATTAGTTACAAATTGGGTGTTTCATTAAGAGTAATTTACGACTGGAAAGACAAGTACCCAGACTTTCTGCATGCCTTGGATGATGCTAAGATAGCTGAACAGAATTGGTGGGAAGAACAAGGCCAGTTGTATATGCTTGAGCACAAGGATGGAGCTAAACTGAATGCTAGTATTTGGTCTAGAAGCATGGCAGCAAGGTTTCCTAAGAAGTACAGGGACAATAGCAAGGTAGAGTTAACAGGAGAGGGTGGAACACCACTTATCCCAAGTATTCAGGTGACGTTTGTCAAGCCTAACGAAGTTGGTGAAAAGGATTAGCCCCTTGGATGGGTTTCATAGAAGTGTTGTCCTGTCCAACCCTGCTTTATGGGAGCACCAACTGTGAATT